CACTTTCAGGGGCGAGCGAGGCGGACAGAACGAGACCGCTACAGGACGAGGGATATTAAGGGAACAATCATACATCAGATTGGATGAATGGATCGATCTAATAGACGGAATTCATCTTGAGATCTACAAATGGATGGCTCATTTCATCAAGACCAGATATACCGAAGAACACTTGGTCAATTTTATCGGAGAGGATAAAGCAGTCAGGGTCATTAAGATGCTCCGAGAAAACATTAAGGACGGGCTTGAGATCAAGATCGTTCCCGGACAGATTTTGCCGGAAGATAAAGAATTTAAGTCAGACAAGATGTTAGAAGCTTTGCAGAATAAGATCATATCTCCTTTGGACTATTTCGAGGCGGGAGGGTTCGATAATCCGCAGAGATTAGCCAAAAATATCGAGATGTATAAAATTAATCCTCTTTCCATATTAGACATGACTCCCGAAGATTTACAGAAATTACAGCAAGGCAATCAGACTTTAGGAGTGATTCCAGGAACGCAGCAGAACGCCCAGAAGAAAGCTCAGATCATGGGAGAGACCAGAATGAGAGTTCAAAAGATGATGCAGAGTCCAGAGTTTCAAGCAATGTCTCTGGAAGAAAAACAGCAGGCTATCGCTCAAGCCGAGCAGACAGTCGAAGAGGTTGCCAGAACCATCCAAGAATAATCAATTAATTTAACAATATGCCAGCATACATTGAAGAAGAACTTAAAAGAAGGGCCGAAAAAAAAGGACTATCTTCCAAGAAAAAGGATGCTTATGTTTACGGAACTATTAACAAAATAGAAAAGAAAATGCCTAAGAAGCACGCGATGGATAAGGGTAAAATGGAAGAAATGAAAAAGAGATATATGTAATTAACATATGTTAAGAGCATATTCATATATTAACAATATTTAAATAATTAAATGGCGGTCATATCAATATAACTGCCGAAAGGAAAATTTATGCCAGAAGAAATCCAAGAGGACATCACTTCCGAGGAAGAGAAACCGGCCGAAGAAGCCGAAGAAACCGAGGAGGACATAACTTCAGAGGAAGAACCGGAAGCCAAACCGGAAGAGAAGCCGGCTGAACCGCCAGTCGATAAATTCGCGGAACTAGAGGCTAAAATTAAAGCTGACTATGATGTTAAAATCAAGACCCTAGAAGAAAGAAACAGCAATCTAATGTCTATGTTCAACAAAGAACAGGACAAGAACAAGAAAATGCAGGACGAGCCGTCTTATCACAAGAAAGAATGGGTTCCCGAAACCTATGAGGATCTGGGAACAGCCATTAAGACAGCCGAAGAAAGGGGGAAAGAAGCCGCTATCCGGGCCATTGACGAACGAGAAGCGCAAAGAGAGCAAGTTAAGAATCAGGTAAACGACTTTATGTCGAAAGCTGAAACAGATTTTAAAAAGGAAAATCTTGAATTCAGCGACAAGGAGTTCGCCGCATTCGTACAATCTCACAAGCTTCCCGCTAAAGAGTTCGATCATTTAAGTTCCGCTCTAAGCGTATTTAAAGCGTTTAAGCAGACGGAATCCAAAGTGATAACTGAAGTTGAAAAGGCCAAACGAGCCGAAGACGGAGTATCCGGGGGTTCGGGCAAGGAAGCAGGCAAGCCGCTTTTTACAGGCGCGGAGATAAGAGGCAAGGACATGCATGATCTCGTTCAAGAAGCACTTAACAAACTAAGATAAAATCATGCAGTTTAGTACAGTAGTTTCTACTGTTACAAGGGAAGCCATAGTCCCGAAAATTTATGACACGATTCTTTCAGGAAACGTGGGACTCCTAAGGATTTTGGGAAATTCTAAACCTTGGAAGAGTGGAATCAGGTATGACGTTCCTATCAAATACGTCAAGTCAACGACAGGCGGTCTTGTGCCGGTCGGAGGCGAATTGGACACTACAAGACAGAACACCAGAGTTAAAATGCAGTTTGAAGTCCAGCGTATTCATAAGCCCGTGGTTATTGACGACATCGAGCTTGCAGTGAATGAAGGCGACGAAAGAGTTTTGGATCTGTTGCAGACCGAAACCGAATCTATCGCTCAGGACCTTGGAGATGATCTTGGATCATACCTTTACACAGGTACAAGCGCGACCGGTTCATCGTTCGACTCATTGCTGAATGCGGCAGATGACTCAACGAATTTCAGCACATACGGAGCTTTGGCCCGTGCTACATACACGACCATTAAAGGTTACTATGTCGCAAGCATCGGCGAAATCTCTTTGGCTGAAATGGCAACCGCTTATGACGCGGTGGAGATCGGAAACGATCAGCCGTCTATGCTTCTTACGACTCCGGCAGTGTGGTCAGATTATGAAACACTGCTACAGCCTACGGTCAGGGCAGGTTATCAGATGAACGGCTACCCGAAGGCGACCCGAACCGGAGTTATTTCAGGCAAGGACGCGCTAAGGGGAGATATCGGTTTTGACTCTGTATATTACAGGGGAACTCCGATGGTTAAGGATGAAAAATGCACCTCACAGAAACTATTCCTCGTCAATGAGAAATACTTCTTCTTCGCAGGCATGAATCTTCCTAACTATAAGAAGATCAACATCACCGGAAACAATGTTGAAGGGCCTCAGGCGCTTCCAATTCCGAGAGGATTTAACTGGTCAGGACTTCTTAGAAGCACCAACCAGCCAGCTCAAGTTGGTCATCTCTATTATGTCGGGAACTTTATTTCGACAAATCCGAGGCTGATCGGCCAGATGACGGGAATTACATAGAATTGACAATATGTCAAGTATCTATCTTAACTAAATAACTGTTGACTCCGCAAGACGGAGGACAGAAGGGAAAATATATGGGAAAACTTAGAGATTATTTGCCAGCTCTCCGGTACGGAAACAAAATCCATCCGGAAGACTTGGCAGGAATGATCGGACTGCCTTATATCGGAAACGTTTATTACGTTGACGGTACAAACGGCAACGACACGGCCAATAACGGCAAATCCGGATCACAGGCGTTCAAAAGCGCGTCCGCAGCGCACGCCGCTACAACTACATTAAAGCATGACGTGGTTGTGGTAATAGCGGGAGGAACTGCCGCAGGAGCGGCCGCCAATGAAACCTCCGCGGTAACATGGAGCAATTCATACACTCACTTGGTGGGTGCGGCTGCAGGCAATGTGGTTGCGGGAAGAGCAAGGATAGTGGCCAGTGCCAATGCTTTATCTCCGTTCGTAACATTTTCCGGAAACGGAAACATTATATCGAATGTTCAGATATACAACGGCCAGACGACCGGTCTCTATGACGTTAAAGTTACGGGAGACAGAAATGCGTTCAGTAACGTTCACTTCGCCGGTATTGCGGATGCAACCGCCGGAGACAGCGCGGCTGCAGCTGCTTTGTGGCTTTCCGGTTCAGATGAGAATTTATTCTCACATTGCGTTATCGGAGTTGACACGGCGGCAAGAAGCACCAGTAACGCAGAGCTTGAGGTCAGTGATTCTTCGACGAGAAACATCTTCGAGGATAGCTACTTCTTGTCTTATGCGGATAATGCAGGGCATTTCTTCGTTAAAGTTGACGCCGCTGCAGATATAGACAGGTTCTTGATCTTCAATGGCTGTACGTTCCTGAATGCTACAAAGTCAGCGGCTACGGCTATGACTGCGGCATTCAGCGTCCATGCGGCTGCCGGAGGTACGATTCTTTTGAAAAATTGTACTTTATTCGGTGCTACGGACTGGGAAGCAACCGGAGAATCGGGAAACACTGTAATTGACGGCGCTGCTCCGACCAACAACACGTCGGGAATCGCAATCAATGTAGAGACAACTTAATTAATTTATTCCTGATTGGGGCTAGTCTCAACTAGGCGGATCTCAATCAGTGAAAGGACAGCAGTATGAAGCAGATAACATTTCAATCGGTATTCGACACGCCGACAATCAAGGAGTCGAATCTTGAGTCGGAAGCACAGACTCCGGATGGAAGAACTTGGGTTTACCTTCAGGCGACTGAAGCGGTAACTCAACACATGGTAGTTTCTAATCCGGCTAACACTGCAGTTGCCACGGTATCCTCAAGCTCCAACGGAGCAAGCCAGAGGGTTTACATCACCGAGGCTTCGGCAGGCTGGACAGTGGGAGCTTATCAGGACCACTGGGTAATCGTTTATACGGGTACAGGAGAGGGGCAGGTTGCCAAAATTAAAGACAACACTGCAGACACTCTTGAACTTTATCCGGAATTTGTTATGGGTACGGCTCTCGCGGTGGCTGATTCTGGAATCACTATCAGGCATTCACCGGACGCAGAGAAGATTGCTATTACCACCTTGATTACTCCGGCAAGAGGAGTTGCGCAGGTAACATTCGCAGCTTCAGATTACGGTTATTTCCTCATTAAAGGAATAGGTGGAGTTCTGGCAGGGGAGGCGATCACTATCAATACCACAATAACCCCCGGAGATGATACGGAGGGTACGGTGGAAATTGGTAATACCGGAGCGGGAGAATTCGATGAAAACGCTATCGGAAGGTGTTTAGTGGCCAATACGTCGGCCGACAAAGCATGTTTGGCGATGGTAAATATCAGGTACTAGATAGACTTGAGGGGGAGGGAACGATCTTTCCCCCGACTGGTTTATTTATTCATTAACGAAAAACCATTATGGAAACACAGAATCAAGCAGAGGCTAAGTTTCAAGAACTTAACCAGAAGATCGTCAAGTTCACCAACATCGACACAGAGAGCTTTACTCATTCTTACGGAGGAATATCAATGACCGCGCGCCCCGGCATGAGTATTATAGGAACTTGGCATTTATGCGATCATCTTGCTACACACTTGGCAAGAAAGGTCTTGGCCAGAGAAAAAAAGAAAACTATCAAACCTAATGAAAAGCATGTTCTATACACGGAGGCTCAAGTGGAAGAATTCAAGAAAAAGGCCCTGTCGGATGTGAACGAAACAGAAAATCAG